ACTAAACAGGGGACTTGTAAATTTCAGATAATTACTCATTGACTTTTCCCATTCATCCTTTATTGCGTCTACCCTTTCCGCCACAGCGACAAATTGATATTGTGAAATTTTATACATAGCTTATAATTTTAATTATCAGCGAGTGGTCCGCTGAAATAAATTATAGGTGGTGAAAAATTTGTACTTTGTTATAAGAGAAGCAACTAATGGCCAATATTACTTCGTTATTAAGTCCAATAACAATGAAGTAGTAGCAACTAGCGAAACATACTTGACTAAATATTCCGCTGAACAAACCATTAATTCTATAAAAAACGGAATCACCAAAGACTCTCAAGTTATCGATATGACTAAATAAGACGACTAACTTCATTTGCTAGGGAGTTCATTTCAGCTGCTTTTTCTACCAAAGCAGTTGAGATACTTTCTAGCTTTTCTGATTTAACAGAATTAAATACTGGCGTCTTGATACTAATCGATACATCTTGACGAGAATCAGGACTCGTTGCTCTATTTTTTTGCACATGATCCTCTTTCCAACGGCCGCACCCACAATAGACTAGCTTGCAATAATCAATCTCTACTGGCGTTGCCTCTCTGATCATTTCTACAATCGAATACTTCGCCTTCATTTGAACAGACATGACTACACGCCTATGCTGTCCTTTCATTGGCTTCGGATATTTATTGTTTAATGACACATACCAGTAAGTTCTCATAATAATTTATCCTTCTTGCATTGTTTTGTAAGCGTTATGATGTTATACTTAGCTAACAACCCTAACATCTTTTTCATTTAATTCCTGACCACTATTACCCGATAGTGGTCTATTTTTGTGAGCAAAATAAAACAGCCTCACGAAGAGACTGCTATTTCTTCAACTTCTTTTTTAACATCTCTAATTTCTCAACGTCGGACTTCTTAATGATTTCAGATAGTTTGAACATGCTATTCCTCCTCCAATAATCGGCCATCGAAAATGTAGGTTTTCGGCCAAAATAAAAAGACCGCCTAAGCGATCTGTATGTAACAATAAACAGCAACGGATGATAGATAATAAGAACAATTTAGAAGGAGTTAAAATTCACATCCTTATTCTTAATATTTCCGTTGCTGTCTATCGAAGCTTAATTGTGAAACAATAATAAAACGATGTTCCTTTTATTATTATTTTGTCTCAGACCTATCACTAATCTTTCGACACTATCATAATATCACGTTAAAACGCTCAAAAACCCTACACTATCCCTACAAAAACCCTACAAAATCAACGATACTGAACTAACACACCTTTTTTGTATGCTTCTGCAAATTCGATCAATGCGATGGATTTCAGCTTCTCTACATTCTTTTCTCCGTATCCTCGTATCAATTGCCCTATCTCATAATTAGAGTGCTTGTTTACGTCACAGAAGCTGTAGTAGAGTATCTGACGGCTAATCAGACTGAGAGCCATCAAAGCCGCTAAAATCGCGTCTCTCTCCGCTTCTATATCCATCATCTGAATGATCGCGTCCTCTGCCTTATTGCCGTGCTTCGGTGCCTTCGGCATATCCGTAATAATCGGCGACTTAATATCTATCAAAGAGCGACCTGCCATCCGCTCCAAACGCCGAAAGTTCTTCAGCACATCTCTCGCATTACATCTTGTCTGTTTGAAATCTACCTCTCGTAACAATTGCATCAAGTCAAACCGCTCCTTTATGTGATATAATAAATGTGTTGGATTTATTGAATCAGTCGGAGCGATCCGGCTTTTTTATTTATTAGACTTCCATGCTATAATCGCTTTGGGAGGCGATACTATGAAAGTTACTATTGATTCACGCACTGCTATGAAAAATGCAGCCGAATACGTTTTGAATGATTTGGAGTATCCTCCAGTCGAAATTGAGCTGACAGAAGATCCAAACGATTTCCTGAAAATAGCATCCAACGTTGCTCGTGAATACAGAGAAGAATTTATTCGTTGCCTTGAAATGGAATTTAATATGAGAATTGTTAAGAACTCTACTGAGCAACTTGAAAAACACGGTATTGATATTATTCGCAAAGAAGACTCTTGACGGGTCTTTTTTATTTGCCTTCAATGAGTTCAATATCCACCAATCGAGCCACTGCTAAATTCTCTTTGCTTTTAGCTGTCCATTTATCGCATTCCATCGTGTTTTCAATACGAATGATCGCTGAGTGATTATAGAGATGCTCTACATATCCACGAAACGGATAGATGAACTCTTCAGCTTCACAGCGAACCATGTCACCGACTTTGACTTTTGGTTTCTTACGTGTTTTAGGGTTCTTTGTCGGCATATCTAGCATTAAACCGCCGATACCATGACTACTAGCGTAAAATCCGTCTTTTAGTTTCATTCTTTTTCCTCCAATTTACGATCATCACTTAATATCGAAATTCCAAACTTACGAATAGCATCACTTACATCAGCAACAAACTGACTTGCCGCTTTATATGTTTTTTCTGCTGAAATTCCATATTCTTTTTCAAACTTTGTCTTTAGTACATTCAGTTCCTGTTTTCTTAGTTTTGTTATTCTGCGATGTCTGTTGTTCATTTTTCTTCACCTCTGTTTTGTTTTCACCATTTCTTTGTTGAAAACCCGCAACGTCTATACTGTTTAATTCGTTTCTTAGGTCTTTCTAGATCAACCAGAATAAATCTGTCGGATATATGATAATCTTCTATTACAGCCGTATACATTGGATTCGAAACCGAGTACCATGATCTTTTTTTATCAAACTCATCCGCATCATCTCTTGTAATTTCTATCATGTTAGCAGACATTAGATAGCTCTCTTCTTCTGCCTCGAATGAGCAGGAATATTCATCCCAGCTTCGAGGAAACCTGGCCAAATCTCTTTTTAAATAAACTTGAACATTCATTCCGCTTCCTCCTCATCGATCTCTATCTCGACATCTCTGCCTTCTAAAATCTGTTTGGTATCAATACCTTTTGTGGTCAACGCCAAACCGCCATCTTTTCGTTCAGCAACAATACTAATTGCAATTGCCTTTGTTCCGTCTGGTATATGGAGCATTAGAGGTCTGCTCATCCTTTCACCGCCTCATATGTTTTTTCAAAAATATCTGGCTTACATGGATAAAATTCGCCTTCCACACCTTGAATAATATAGTCTCCATCTTTAACAGTCATATTCCCTTCTAAAGTAGAAATGAAAAATCTGCCTTCACTTTCTTCGGTTCCTTTCGCTGTAGTTAATCTAGCCATATCTGTAACCATCGGATAGTACTTTGCAACATCCCTTTCCGCTTTTGATCGATTAAATTGCACCGCTTCAATGATTACTGGTTTCTTTCTATATTTCATCCTTCTACCACCTCTTCCACTGTTCCATTCACCAACAATGCTGCAGCATCCGCTGTTGCTTTATCAGTGAAAAGCAATCGATGAGATGGATTGCATTCAAAACTATAATTTACTCCATCTTTTCCCCATAAAGCACATTTAGTAAGATAGTTTCCATCGGCATTCTTTATTGCCCATAACGGCTCTTTCTCAACCTCGTAGCCGTTGTATAGGCTCAATAGTGTTTCATATGATTGTCTTGTTGCCCAAGCGAGTAATTCTTCTCCTTGCTCTTGCGTCACTATGCCATCTCGTACAAACCAATCACAGAAATAATATGAATCACCATCTTTAGATTTGATTAAATACGCTATTTTTTCAGCTTTTGTAAAAGGGTCCGTAGATTTCTCAAGCCAACCGGCCACGAGTTGTGGAATAACTGGTTTCTGCGGTTCGTCTATTTTTTTCATTAACGTAATACCTGAATTTATACTCTCGTTATAGCAAGCAGCTATTGCATCATTTCCTATCGCTTTAATACTTTCTAACTTTTTGATTGCTTCCTGTTTATTCATCGCTGTTCCTCCAATAACTCGCTATTCTCGTATATATTTCCGGTGACTTCGTACGTGTATTCTTCAAACAGCTCTGTGTTAAAAATTTGATACTCTAAGTCTTCATCAACAGTGGCACAAACTAATCCGGAATAATCTATTGAATTTTTGACAATACAGACTTTATTATCTAAGTAATCGAAGCCATTTCGCACGCTGACTAATACTATATCCCCTTCAAATATATCCACACCATTCTTATCTTTCATTCCTGTGGATTGCATGAGGTCGATGTTTCGCACGTGATATGATTTCAATTCGGTAGGATTTATCCAATATTCAATAAAGTTTGTTTTGCCGTTTTTAGTAAAATGCAAGACGGCTACATCTCTCATTACGTTCTTTCGTTTATCCCACGCTCTAAACTTCGGTATCATTCGCTGTCCTCCTCGTATTTTTCAATCAATTCCATTACTTTTTTCACTATTTCAAACTCAACCGCTTTTGATTCTTCGAAATCATGAACAATTTCTGGAAACAGTACATCATCAACTACCCACAAAATAATCTGGCGCTTTCCACCAAAATTTATGATTAGATGGTCCGATTCCACAGATAGTGTTGCTCCTGATTCGATATCATATAAATCCATGCTGAATTGAACGAGTTTTTTTATCATTTGCTGTCCTCCTCAAATACTCTTCTAATATTTCTTTATACTTCTCTACAAATTTGAAACGATCTTGATGAAGTTTCTTGCTCCAATTTGTTTGCCGATCCAGCTCACGCATCTGATCGAACCCTTTTTGAATTTCGTTGTAATAAAATTCAATGTTTGCTGCTGCTTTCCAATGCCTGCTACTTCGCACTCCTGCTCCTGTTTCAGCCATTTCTAACTTAACTAATTCAGCTCGTTCTTTTGATTTTTTATCTTTCTGAATCTTCATCATGATTTTCTTGAGGATGATGTCACTGTATTGTGTAATGAGATCCATTATCTCTCCTCCACATACCTAAACTGTCGTCCTTTTGAATCAATCCATAAGCTCCTAGCTCTATCCCAGATAATGTTTTTGCTTAATCCAGTAATTTCAGATAACTGTTCAGCAGTACCTGTTACTAGAATTCGGTCACCATGCCAGATTGCAATTTTTCTCGGCGTTCTCCGTTTGGGCTTTTCAGTCCACATTGATTTGCCAAGCTTTTGGACTTCTGCAACTATTTCTTTGTCTTCTTGCCAATTCTCAGAATGTGTCAGTTCAATGATTCGTTTCATTGCTGCTTTCTTATCCACGCTCATTCCTCCAATCTACGAATTTCCCTTCTTAAATTCTCAATGTGTAAATCGATTGCCTTTCTCGACGTTTCATTAACCATCACTGCCTTTGTTCGTTCCAGATCGTCAATTTCACGTTGAATGCTTCGAATTCGCATTTGAATCACTTCTTCTGTTGTCATGATGATTCCTCCACAATTTTCAATGCTTCTTCCACTGATCGTGCAACACCATATAGGACTGGTTGCTTTTGCAAAAAATCACCAAACTTCACTTGGTCTGGTCTCAACTTTCCTTTTTCGTTCTTCACTTCAATGGCGAAAAATTTTCCCTCTTTAGTCCATCCAAATAAATCTGGCCATCCTTTGGGCAATCCAGTATCGAACCATCTGCCATCAATCGTCTTCACTTTGCCCACATTGCCTCTATAAACAAAATGACCATATTTTGGTAATTCTCTTCGAATGGCATTTTGTATTTCAATTTCTGCTGTCATAAGCGCCTCCTGCTCGGGTAGATAGTATATATACATGGGTAGACAGTTTATAATCGCTCTATCCCTTGTGGCTCTAAGTATTAACCAGTTCGGGTAGACAGTAGACAGTTATTTCTAGGTTGCTTCTGTATTTTTATATATTTCCTTATTTTTATTATTTTATTTACTATATATATAAACTATCCCTACTATCTACCTAACAGTAATGAGCCTTACAGCCCCAAAGGTTTTATCGGGTAGACAGTTTGTAAAAAACTATCTACTTACTATCTACCCAACTGTCTACCTACACGCATTTGTGAAACTTTTTTGTTTCACAACCCAGGAACTAATACGTTAAATTCTCTAAACTCTTTTTTTAAATCAATTCCCCGATAAACAACTTTTCCTTTTGATTTTGATTTCTCAAACCTGTCCGCAGCTTTCTTACCAAACTGGGTCTGACTGAATGGATGTTCATTCATATCTCTTGCCCATTTATCGTATGCTTTAAATAGATCCGTTGCCCCGATTGAATAACCAGGTCCTGTTTCGCAACATTCATCTATAAAAGCACCTATAATATCCATTTCTTTTCGATATTCCATTGTAGCTTTCTGAATATCGGCCGGTGGATTCAACCCTTCTCTTTGCCACATCAAACATCCTTCTACTGCCCAATTGAATATTCCTGGCAATTCGCGCATCAATTTTTCTCTCAAATTCTTATCCACTTTATCTAACGGAATTTGTACAGTGAAAGGAATTAATGGTAATCTTCGCCAAATACCATCATCATTTCCTCTGATGATCGGCTTATGATTAGTTGCAAGCCAAATCTTATATTTAGGTTTATAGTCAAACATGTGGCCTCCTTTATAGGATGCTGACACTTTATCCCCACCAGTTAGTTGTTTGATTAAACCTTCATCCATTCTTACGCCTTCATTTGGCTCCGAGGACGTTACTAGACGTGCGCCATTTAATCGTGCAATATCTTCGTTATGACCGCTGCTACCACCTTGTTTAACCATCAAGCTTGATGCTTGCATTCCCATGGCATAACTTCCCATTATTTCAGAAACGATATCTAAGAAAACAGATTTACCATTTCTTCCATTACCGAAAAGGATGAACATGACTTGTTCTCTTATTGATGCACTCATAGAATACCCAACAGCTTTTTGAATATAGCGAATCAATTCAGTGTTATTGTCAAATATCTGTTCTAAAAACAGCTTCCAACGTGGACAATCACTTTTATCCGTATACTCAGCGTTAGAAATTCGAGTGAACATTTTAGAAATATCGTGTTCGTATAAAATGCCATTAGAAAGATCTAGATAACCGTTTTGAGCGTTGAACAGCATATCATCACTATTAAATTCATCAGGAAGTATCGCTACTTGGTGTTTCAACTCACGTGTCATGGCTTCTTTTCCAGCATTGTTTCTAGACCTTCTTAAATGTTTCTCTTTTGCTTCAATATAGGCTTTTTCTTCATCTTCAGTCGCATCTTTAGGTATCGAAACAGGTTCGTTTTTGAATATCTCGATAGTCTGATCTACCCATTTTCGAACGGCACCGATATTGTCTTGTTCCCAGTTTTTACCGTTATAAAAATACCAGCATTTATTTACGTAACTGTATTTTGTAAATGATCCAAACAAATCAAGATATCTTTCTGCATTTCCTGTATCATCATAACTATAAAACTTAGTCGGTTTAGTTTCGTCCACAGTGATACCTGGGATGGAAAGAAAATAATCATCAGCTGTTTTTTTGCCAGTATAATGATTGGTATTCTCAGATATGGCTTTATTTAAAAGCCCTATTCCATAGGTTGTCTTTCCGCGTTTCTGATCATATTTATCTCGAAACAACGAAGACATTCGGAATATTTCATCCATCTTTTGAAAATCTCCAGCAGTCCAAAAAGCTAAATCATTTGCAAATGCTAAATCTGCTTCAGATTGGCTATCATATATTTTTTCCCATCCTCCATCCATGAATAATCTAAAACGATTACCTGTGGAAGAATTCACCGCTGTTTGTATGATCTCGTTGACAGATAAGTCATTTCCGTCTGACCAATTACTTTTAGAAAAATCTTGTTTTATTACTGTTTCATTTTCTAAATATCGCTTGTATAAGAAATTCATTTGTATTTCAGGTATCTCATTAATTTCTTCATTATTACCAAAGAAGTTACCTGTAATAGCAAAGAACCTACCTTCGGTATACATTTCGACATTCCCTTTTCTACGTCTTTCTCCAGGGATTGCTGCTTTACCTATAATATGGATTCCCTTGCCACTCATTGATATTTCTGAATATGTTTTTGTAGAATTCATAAAAACGTAAACTAAGTTATTTTCTACATCGCCTTGAAGATACCTTTCTAAATCATCACCTATATCATCTAAATCAATACCTATATAAGGTGGTTTAAAATAAAAAGCTAGGCCATCTGCATTAAAAGTTGAAACAGCTGAGAGAGCGGTCTTGAAATCAGACCACTTGCTCTCATTTGTACTGCTGCCTAATTCTCCAGTAAATGGATCATAAGGTTTCTTACTCCATTTCCCTCGTTGTTCGTTCCATGAGCGTTTATAAATCCCCCACTGATTTAACTCACGCAACTCTAAGGGAATACGCTCGTAATTATTCATTAGAATGGAAGGTCATCATCTGAAATATCAAATGCTGGTGAGGAATTTACAGATTTTTCAGCGTTGCTTTTCTTCCATTGATGTTGGAGTTCTGGAAACTTAGTGGTTTCAAATTTTTTAATATTTGTATTGTCATACGTTTTCCCGTTGTACTCCGATTGTTCGTTCTTTACTTTTACTTTCGCTGGTCTCATAGCAAAATCTTCAAGAAAATTTTCGAATGATTGATATTCCTTTCCATCAGGAAGGCCAAATGATTTCGCTAGTGACATGATCATTCCACGATTATATTTGCCAGTTTCTTTACTTTTCCAAACTCTATGGAAAAGATGACTGTTTTGTCGTGGCTGTTTAATATCATTTCTGATGACCATATCAAAATTAATGAACTCTGTGCCGCCATTTGAGGCACCTTCCGTAACGTTGAAAATAACTACCTCATAATCTCCGTCTGGTACTGCTCCAAAATCTTGTGCTTCATTGTAATCTACTTTAAATGCTGTCATAATTAATTACCTCTTCCTTAATAAAATGTATTTTTTACCCATTCGGGTTCTTCTTGTTTTGAATTGAGTTTTTCCAAAGCCCATTTATAAGCTCTTAAAATTGATTCCATTGATACATCTTTGATCAACGATAATTCTTCTAATTGATCGATGGAGTAATGTTGTCCTTGATAAGCAGTGAGTGAGCCAAACATTTTAAAAAGCGGATTTCCTTTACCTTCAAAACTTACCTTTGCTTTTGCAATCGCATAATTTAATTCTAAAGATTGTTTTTTTGAAAATTTCTTTCTTGAAAGTCGCGCTAGCTTGGCATTTTCTGCATTCAATTCCACCATTTGAACCGCTTCATCAAAAGTAATGGAATTTTCTTTTTCTTTAATTACTATTTCTTGTAAGCAGAACGGGCAATGTGGTTTATTTTCTATCTTTAATAAGCTCTTCAGAAGAAACTGCTGTCCACATGTTGAGCAAGTCATTCTAGGCGCTTCGCTGCTACTTCCATTACTCTTCTTTTTCCTCGCGCTTAACGACCATTCAAATTCATCAGTAGGTAAACCTAAGTTAGCTCCGTTCCCAACATGATCTAACACAATCGAAGTCTTATTTTCTCGATATCTCATGCCTCGCATAGACTGTTGTAAATGTAAGACGATTGATTGCGTAGGCCTGCAAAGTATAATCACTCCAACATCTGGTACATTAAATCCTTCGCTGATTAAATCGACATTTGATAATATAGTGATTTTTTTCGATTTGAAATTTGCCATAATATCATCACGTTCTTTGGTAGGTGTTTTTCCATCTGCATGAACCGCATATATTCCATTGTCGTTAAACCATTTAACAATCATCTTGCTTACCTGAATCGTTGGAGCATAAACAATTGCTTGTTGACCATCCGCATATTTTTTATAATTTTCAACAATGTCGCCTTGAATTGTGGCATCTGACTCGAATAATCGCGCAGAGCTTTCAGCTTCACGTGACATATTTTTAAAATCTACTTTAGAACGATCAATCAAAGGAATAGAGTACCAACGATAAGGTGCTAGATTGTGCTGATCAATCAACCACTGTATGGATGGTCCTTCTACCATTTCTTCGTATATATCTGTAAATCCTTCTCCGCTGAGTCTGTATGGTGTAGCAGTAAAACCTAATCTAGGAATTTCTTTAAAATGGTTATAAATATCCATATAAGTTTTCGCTTTACCATGATGTCCTTCATCCGTAATTATCAGAGACAGCTTTGGCAATTTATTTAACCTGTTCTTAGCCATTACAGCTGACAATATTATGACTTTTGATAAATCTACATCATTTTGTTCAAGTGTTTCTCGAATGTTATCCAGTAACTCTCTCCTGTGGGCAAGAAATAGTACTATGCCGCCTTTTATTGTTGCTAATCGAACAATTTCTGCAATTACAACTGATTTGCCACTTCCTGGTGGCGATTGGATCAATACTCCCTTTTTCCCTTGAGATAGATGTTTTCTGGCTTCTTGAACTAGCTTAATCTGATACGGTCGGAGTTGATACATTCGGTTCACCGCCTATGAAGAACAATTCTTCTGCAGGTGTAGCTTTTCGTTCATCTAGTCTGTTCTTAGCATAAACAGCATCATTACCTTCTAAGATAATCCCTCGATTGCCAGTATCTGGATTGATAATCATTCGCCCAACGATATCAGTCAGACCCATAAGATTATCTCTGACACTATCTCTGATTTGTGGTGCATACTGATTAAATACTTGTCCGCGTTCAGTAGTTATTTCACGCTGATTTTCCCATGCAGTTACTAAAATATTGATGTCTTTTAATAGATAAATGGTAGTCATAATTCGAGCAAAATAGTTCGTCCATTGTGAGTAATCTTGAATTTCATTACTAATTCCATTTTTAGAAGATCTTCCACGTTCTACAAACCAGTCTTTTTCAAAACTTGAAATATTATCGATAACAAGATTGTCATAATTTTCAACTAGTTCAGGAACCTCTTTAATAAATTCAGTAATGAATTCATGTGGTTTAACACGATCAAACGAGATTACATCCACATTAGGCAAACCTGCTAATACTTTTGAAGAATCATCCATATCCAACACTAAAGTCTTTCCTTTTAAAAATTGAACAAGTGACGTCTTACCTGTACCTGGTTTTGCATAAATCATTATTCTCCAGTCTTTATCACGAAGAATATCTGTTGCGCTTTTAATTTCCACGAATATTGCCTCCTATCTTATCCTCAAACCTTTTGTTTGGACGAGTTCAGCACCAGGAATATCTCCGTGCTTCAGTTCCTCCTTCAATTGCTTTTTATCCAATTTGGGAGGCACAGGGGTAAAGAATCCTTTTGGAATTAAGTTCTCATTGATTACATTGACTGATACTGGATTATTTTGAATTCCAATGTTGAATAATTCACCTTTAATCTTCGTTTTACCAGTCTTTTCCATTTCCTCTTGTAAATAGTGTTTGATACTCTTAGCATTGTTCAAAAGCGATGTCTTACGTTCCTGTAGACGTTTAATTTCACTATCGATTAACTCAGCTTTCCCTTCTACTTCTTTAACTATTTTTGCTAAGTTTTCTGCCTTATACTCGATCGCTTCATTAATCGAATCGAGAGTATCGCGAAGAATTTCTTCATCCAATTGTTCTGCCAGTTCCAGGACTTTGATATATGACTCGCTGAGTTGGTAAAGAGTTGCCATTCTTTTGTGCCTCCTTTAATAATTTTGCAATTTGTTCAAAAGCTAGGATTGCCTCATCTAAATCCAATTCCACAGAATCATCAATTTGTTCGAAAGCAAGGTTTGTTTCTTCAATATCACTTGCTTGATAGATACCAATTTTTCCATTGTCATAAAGATCAAATACTAAAATTCCTGACGCATCTATATTGCGCAGTTTGTATTCGTCTTTTAAAAAGATGCGGTCTAGTGTATCCGTTGCAATTAGCATTTACGGTTCATTCCTTTCTGTGGTAAAATATAGAAAGATAGTTTATTTCCCTGACACGATCATGCTTGCCGGCGTTCGTGTCTTTTTTTATTTTTCAAAATTACTAATTCTTGCATTATTTCTTCTCTCCTTTTTGATATAATTTGAGTAAAAAGGTGGTGAATTACTTGATAAAAATTTTGAGCGATTACCAAGTCGCTATTACTTTAATCATTTCTATTTCAGGATTTTTTTTATCCCTCTATAACTTATTTAAAGATAAAAGAAAAATTACGCTCTCCTATTTTTTAGTTAAGCATGATAGAAGTAATCGAATGATTCTTACTGGCGTAATTGCAAACCCATCAAAAATGCCAAACTCAATTATCGAATGTACGTATCTTTACAACGGTAAGAAAATTAATTGTTCACATTATCACGCCAATGGTTTTGATATGGGAAGCATTCATAAAAGTAGCCTTTTATCTCCTATACCGTTGGCACAAGCAATCTCTCCTGGCTACTCAGTCGCTTTTTCAGAAGTTTTAGATATGAAAGATATATTACCTGGTGAAAAACTTGTAATGGTCATAAGAACAGCTAATTATCAAAAAAAATTTAAGTTAAAGCTAAAAGACTCATTTTAATTGAAAAATTTTTCTTTAATAATCAAATACAAATTAATTATTATTGATCCAATCCCACAAAACATAATTAACAGAAATACAATATCGTCCTTACTCATTAGTCAGTCCCTCCCGACTGGCTTTTTTGTTTTGTACTCAGCTTCATCCAGCCCTATAAAAATCCAAACCATGTACACAATCGTTCCTATCAACGCTTGTCTACTTCCCCAAAGCCCTAAAGCATAGACGATTAGCGGTGCGCTGAATACTAATGCTCTGTTGAATTTACCCATTAACCTTCACCTCTCAAAATGTTCTGTTTTTTATAAATCAACTAAATGCTTCTCGATAAATTCTTTAGGTGTTACCTTTCTTGTGCGTAACCTGTTATAGGATTTGAAAGACAAAAATTTATCGTATAATTCTGTATTGATCCAAACTTCTTGTCCTGTGACCCGTTCATACGCCGCTGAGAAAATTGCTGTATTTTTTAGTTCCGACATTCGACGTTGATAAGTAGATGGAGAATAATTATATTTTTTTACAAAATCTTGTTTTTTTAGTTTTGTCATCGCCTACCCCCCCTATCGGATGTCCAATATTTTTTTCACTGTTTCGATATGCTGTTGTGCTTTCTTTCCATCACGATTGCCGTTTAGAATATCTGATAAATAAGCTCCTGAAATACCGATAAGCGCAGCTAGTTCTTTGAAAGTCATTCTTCTTTTTCTCATCTCCGCTCGAATTTTTAAGTCTAAATTCTCAGACATAAAAATAGCTCCTTTCTAAACAAATAATTTGTAAGCTAAAAAATTAGCTAAATCGTTGACACCTATTAGCTTTTAAGCTATTATGAATACATAGTTAAATAAGACTTATAAAAAGCCTCTAAAATAACATTTCTAAGTTTGGCGACCGAGAGAATGTTTTAAATTAGTAGAGTTTTTTGTTGCTCTTATTTAGCTAACAATTTAGCTTACGAATTAAATATACTAGCTTAAAAGCTAATTGTCAACCAAAAATATAACTTTTAAGCTATTTATTTTCTTTTCAGCTTTGAAAGGTTGATAATAATGAGTTTAGTTACTAAGATTAAAGAATTAGCAGACGAAAAGCATGTGACTATAGCAGAAGTAGAAAGACAGGTGGGCATCTCTAATGGACAAATAAGAAGATGGGATAAAGCCTCGCCAAAATCTGAGAACTTAAAGAAAGTTGCTGATTATTTTGGTGTCACAACTGATTATTTATTGGGAAATAATAATGTTCCCAAGTGGGCTACAAAAGAGGAAGTGGTTGAACTTGATAAACTACTAGACTCAAATGTTAATATGTCTTATGGTGGGGAAACATTGACACCCGAACAAATACAGCGCGTAAAAGATATCCTGATAGCGACTTTCTGGGATATTGTGAAAGAAGACAAAGAAAAAGGCAAAAAGATGTGAGCTTATGGAGATGGATACGATTAATTTAGTCGAGGAGTTGAAGCGGAAATACCAGTCCGCTAATCCTTTTTATATTTGTGAAAAGATGGGCATTAAAATTCAATACGTTCCTTTTATCGAGAATCCCAAGGGGCAGTTTCAAGAAATTAGAGATCGTGCGATAATCTTTTTAAATGATGAACTGCGAGACTCTGAGGAAAGATTCTACATTTGCGCTCACGAATTAGGTCACGCTATTTTTCATCGTGGCTTATCCAGCTATTATGTATCAACAAGAACATCTAGAAGCAAATCTGAAAGCGAAGCTAATTGCTTTGCTGCTAATCTCATTGTTTCTCTTTATAAAGAAGATAATGATCAATATCCTAAAAAAATCGAGGAATTAAAGAATCTTTACGGGCTTCCAGAAAGCGCTTATCGTTTTCTTATATAAAAAAGCCCGTGTTAGCACACATATTACAACGAGAAAGAGGAATTATAAAATGAAAAAAGTTAGCGTTATGTTGTTGTTAAGTACTGCTCTGCTACTTTCAGCTTGTTCAAATAATAAAAAAGCTGAATCAACAGATACCACTTCTAACCAAGAAACAAAAATAAGTAAAACAAAAGAAACAACTGAAACCAGTTCATCTACTAGCAAATCTACATCTAAAACAGATTCTAGTTCAACAGTTACAAGCTCCAACCAAGCTACGGCGGAACCTAGCCCAACAGTTATAAGCTCCAGTCAGAGTACAATCCAAACCGCACCTCAAGAAGAAACATATGAACAGATGAAACAACGCACTTTACAGTCAACTCCAGCTGATCGTGCAAATTGGTCCAACAAAGAGTGGGAAGCTTTCGGCGTGGCCCTTTATGAAAATGGATTGACTACAGATGATGCTGGCAATATTATCAGTCAAGATCAGAAAGAACAACAAGCAGCATCTCAACAGAATCCAGAAGACCAACAAACAAGCGCTCAGCAAGACGCTGACACTTTATCACTTACTGATTTTGTTAACAAATACGGGATGTCGCCTGTTGCATGGAAAGTACAGAATGGAATGTCTGAAGAAGAAGCATTGCGTACAACACAGCAAAAGACTTCCGGTGAAGTTCAATTAGGATTTTCTAAATACGGAATTCAATAATACATTTTTATGCCCTACTATTTTGCCTATAATCTCTAAAAAAGTTATAAAGAAAAAAGCCCGTGCTGCAACACGGACTCATACCTCATTTCTGAGATCACAAATATATTATAACAAGAAGCGAGGGATATTTAAATGGCAAAAAAAGTTATGGGTCAAGATGGGAAAATGTATAAAGTTAAGAAACCGTTTTATAAACGGGTATGGTTTTGGTTGTTAGCGGTTGTTGTGGTGTTTATTGCTATAGGTTCGCAAGGAGGCAGTGATGATGCTAAAAATACCGTCGCTGAAACAACTAAAGAAAGCGTGACAGAAGTGTCTTCTGCAGAATCGGTAGCAGAATCTACAGTCGTTGAAGAAGAAACTGAAACTACTGAAACTACTATAGAAGAAGTTACTCAAGAAGAAAGTGTTCCTCGTGAATACAGAAATGCATTGAGCAAAGCTGAAAGCTATCTAGGTTGGGCTGGTATGTCTGAACAAGGTTTGCGTGAACAACTAGAGTTTGAAGAATATCCAAGTGATGCAATCGATTATGCGCTGGCTAATGTTGATGTCGATTACAACGAACAAGCTTTGGCTAAAGCGGAAAGTTACGATGATTGGGCATCAATGTCAGATTCGCAATTGTACGATCAACTTATATTTGAAGGTTTTACAAATGAGCAAGCACAATACGCTTTAGATAACCTACCACAATAACTAACAAAAACACGCCCCTCCCTCGCCAAAGTTTGTGGACGTGATGAAAAATAAACCTGCTATAATCGGCTTACTTATCTATTCCTATTATAGCAACAAATAGGAGATGAAAACAATGTGGATCGAAACTAAAACTGATAAAAACGGAAAAAAAGTATATAAATATAATGAGCGATATATTGATCCAAAAACTAGAAAAAGAAAAAAAGTGAGCATTACTTATAAAAATAAATCTCGAGAAACTCAGAAAGTGGCATTGCTAGAGTTAAATAAAAAAATTGATATAAAATTAAACGAAAAAACACTTCATAAGCCTGATCTAACATTTCATGAGCTTGTTGAAGAATGGTTAGTTATATACAAAAGACAAGTTAAGGAATCTACATATTATCCTACGAATAATATATTAAACACTATAAAGAAGAAGATACCTGAGACTTACATCGTTTCTGGTATTAATACAATAGATTTGAATAATATTTTTGAAGACATGATATATAAAGATGACTTGTCAAATAAGTACGTCAGTGTAATTAAATCCAAATTGAATCTTCTTTTTTCATATGCTATGAAAAAAGGTTATGTAGAAAAAAATCCTATCGATGAAGTAGTTATTGATTATAAAAGAGAGTCAAAAACGATAAAAATTAAAGATAAATTTTTAGAAGATGATGAATATAATAGACTAGTAGATTTCACAACTTCACACAATAAAAGATATTCTCTCCTTTTCCAGTGGCTATATTTGACTGGGATGAGGTCTGGTGAAGCAATCGCATTAAGTAAAGATGATGTACACATTACCAATAATAATGCATCAGTAGTTATAAATGGGACGATGATGTATAGAGAACGTTCAATAGCTGATATGAAAAAATCTGATTCTACAAAAACAGCTGCCGGAATGCGAGAAATTGATTTACCAAAAAAAGCGATAGCTATTTACAATGAGCTTCTAGAATTAAATCCAAATGGTCAATTTCTATTTCAAACAACGAAAGGAACTCCTTTCCAACTAACAGCAATTAACACCTATTTGAGAAGTCATAAAGCTGACATGAAGATTGATAAAAAACTTAGTTCACATATTTTTAGACATACCCATATTTCAAAATTAGCGGAACTAGGAACTCCTCTGTATGCCATTCAGGATCGCGTTGGTCACGAAAATAGTGATATCACTGAAAAAATTTATTTGCATGTGACAAAAGGAGTAAAAGAAAAATTGAAAGAAGATATAGAAAAACTGTAA